AGGCGCGATCGGTCCCGCGCGCGGTACCCGCCTCAAGAGGCGTCTGGACCGCTGCGGCGACCGTCGTGAACGGCGCGGTGGGCGTCATCGCGCGGGCGATCGTGTCGTCGAGTGTCCCGATGCGGTCGATCATGCCGAGCGTCAGCGCCTCGTCGGCTTGCACGGCCCGGCCTTCGCCGAAGCCCGCGCGCACGATCGAGGGGTTCACGCCGCGCCCGAGGCCGACGTCCTTGACGAACGTCGCGTACGGGCGTTCCAGATCGCCGAGCCAGCGGGCGCGCGTCTCCTCGCTCAGCGGCTCGGTTTCGTTCCCGTCGACTTTGTATTTGCCGACCGCGAGGTACGACCGCTTGACGCCGAGTTTGTCGAGGGCGCCCGACAGGTCGTTGTGAATCGAGAAGACGCCGAGCGCGCCGACGACGCCGGAGGGCGTCGACACCACTTCGGTCGCACACGCGCCGGTCCAGTACGCGGCCGACGCCATCTTGTGATGGACCTGCGAGATGACCGGCTTCACGGCGCGGGCCTTCAGCATCTCGTGCGCGAACTCGGTCGCGCCCTGGACGTTGCCACCGGGCGAATCCCAGTCGAGGATGATCGTGCCCACGTCTTTCGCGTTGACCGCGTCCCGCAGGTCGGCCGACGCTTGCTCAAACGTCGTGCCGCCGCTCATCTGCGAGAACAGATTCATGCGCGGGGCGATCACGCCGTGCATCGGGATCACGGCCACGCCGCCCGCTTTCGACGGGGGCTCACGCTTCACCGGCGCGAGCGCCAGGACGTCGGCCCCGGCGTCGTCGCCCGCGATCCGTCGCCCGAGGATCGAGGCAATGACGCCAAGCATCTCGCGCTCGACCGCCCACGGGCTGGTCAGCGCAAAGCTCACGAGGTGGTCGTAGGTGTGCGGGTTAGGCATACAGCTCCGCCTCTCGCGTCGGACTGAACGGCTGATCGCCCGTCAGCAAGCGGTCGAGGGTTTGCGTGTTCACGCGTGAGGCGAGCGCCGACGCCGCGTGTGACGCCTCGGCGGACGAGAACCCGGCCGCGACATACACCGGGCGCAAGTCGGACGCGAGCTCGCGATCCCAGCGGTCGATGTCGAAAGCGGCGACGCGCGCCGGACCATCGGCGAGGCGTTCGAGGACCCGCCGCTGCCGATCCCACGAGGCGCGCACCACGTCGGCGGTCGCGGTGGTCGGGACGACCGGCTCGGTCGGCTTGACACTGCCGCCGTAGCCGCTCGTCGTATTGAGGGGCGCCGACAGTTGATCCGCGCTCGGGTCGTTCTTCATCGACGGCAGGTTCAATCGCGCGCGGCCTTCGTTCGCCGTCATGATCGGTCGGCCGACCAACGCCTGCAGCGCCGACGCCTGCTCCTCGAAACTGCCCTTCAGCTTTTCGGCGATGTTGAATTCGAGATAGACCTGCTCGACGTCTTCGCTTTCCGGCAGCAGCTGCCGCATAAACTCGTCTTGCAGATACGTCAGCCACGGCCCGAGCGAATCCTGGTACAGCTGCTTGTGCTGTTCCTTGATGTTGCTGAAGGTCGCGTAGTCGAGGATGCCGACCATCGGCAGCGGGATGTGGTACGCCCGCGCGCACTCTTCGCGCGTCAGCTTGCGCGAGGCGACGTACTCGGAATCCTTCGCGGAGTAGCTCGTCTCCTGAAACGTCATGCCGTCTTCGAGCACGGCGGTCTGCCCCGCATTGCCCGGGCCGGTGAACCGTTTCTGCCACTGCTCGCGGAACGACTGCTTCTGATCCGGTGTCCACTTCGGCGCCGCGACGGGTCGTTGAATGACGCCTTCGAGCCGGGCGGCGTTTTGCCAGAACGATTCCCGATAGTCGGTGGCCGCGACCTCTTCGGCCAGGGTCTGGCGCAAGGTTTCGAGCGGCGATAGGCCGACGGGCGTGAACGGATCGTAGCCGCCGAAATACACGACGTCCCGCGGGTCGAGCGTCCAGCGCCGCCCATCCGGCGTCGACCACACGAAATCGGTCACGAGTAGATAGCCGTAGACCTGGACCTCCGTCGGCCGCAGGCGAATCAGGCCGACGAGCACGCCGTTGTCGTCGCGGACCTTCAGCCAGTACGCGTTGAAAAAGATCCCGACGTCCTTCATCAGCGATTCGAGCAAGCAGTACGCGCTCGTGCTCGGGTTCGGCTCGTTGAGCCAGCGGATGACGTCGTGATCCACGAGCCGCTCGCGGTCGGTATCACTGACCCGGCGGAACGCCTGCAGGTTCAGCTGCGCGATGTTGCGCGCGATGAAGTCGACGCACGTCCGCACGTTCGGCTGCGTCCGGTACATCTCCGCATAGGTGTACGGGCTCGCGAATCCCCACAGCCCCCACGGCCCGGTGCGCGCCGAGAGCGCCGGCGACGGCATCGACCCGGCAAACTGTTGCAACGATCCGTAGGTCTGGACGATCACGGGACGACCTGCAGGAAGGCCACCTGGCTGCGGTGAATCACGACCTCGCCATCGAGGGTGACCGGCTGGCTGTTCGCTTTGAGGGCCGAGACATCCCGCAGGACGAGCCACGCACCACGCGCCTGCCAGAGCACGCCTCGCAGCGCGCTGTCCGGGTCATGCACGAAGTTCACGACAACCGTTCGGAGCAAACACGGCGGGCGGCCCCACACCGAGAGCCAGTGTTAGGGCCGAGGCAGGACGGCGCCTAGTTTCTATTTGAGAATGTCAAGCGGCTTGTTGCGGCTTGTTGCGGCCGTTTGCGTCAGTCGTCGTCGGCGCGATCGTCCTCGAGCTTGCGGCGAATCACTTCACCGATGCTGACGCGATCGCGCTGCGCGCGTTGATACAGCTGATCGTACTTCGGCGCCGGCAGGGAGAAACAGACCGGGACGGACGGATGGCGGTCGTCGAGCGGCGGGCGGCCGGGTCGTTTCGGCTCGCGCATGGAAGGCGCCTCAGTGTAGCACCGAGTCGGCAGGACTCGGTGAGCGTCGGAGACAATCGGTCAAGCAATCACCAGATCGGGGTCGTCCGCGGGTTGCTCCGGCACGCGCACGATCCGGCGCGCGTTCGCCATCACGAGCGCAACGGCCCCGTCGATCTTGTCCTTCGCCGCGTCTTTGTCGAGCCGCACTTCCTTGTTCCGCCCGTGGCGCAACACGCTGTTGTCCATCATCCACGCCAGGATCAGATCGGGCCCGGGCCGCAGGCCGACATCGACGATCAGTTTGGCGAGCGACAGGATCGCCTCGTTGAGCGCGTAGCCCTGCGGCGTGTCCACCATCGTCAGGCCGGCGCCCTGGAGGTGCAGCGCGAGTTGCTGCGCGAAGCGTTTGTCATACGCGATCTCGATCACCCCGTCCTCGCGGGCGTCGTCCAGAATCGTCGCCTCGATCAGGTCCAGATCGGTCGTATCGCCTTCCGTCAGGGTCAGCAGGCCGGCGCGTTCCCACTCCTGATACGGGCGGTCGGGATACTTCGTGACCGCCGCCTGCGGCAGCCAGAACCGCATCTTGGCAACGCACCGGCCGTCGGGGAGTTCCCACAAGCGCGCCCAGGCGGCGAAGTCGTCGGTCTGGCCGAGGTCGAGCCCGCCGTAGCAGGGCACGCCGACCAGGACCTCGGCCGGCACCGGCCCGAAGGCCTCGCACGCGCGCCACTGCGCCATGTTCCACGCCGCCGCGTGCGACTGGGTCCAGACGCAGAAGTTCAGGCGCAGGACCGTGTTCGTTTCGCTCGCGATGTTGCGCGCGTTCTCGACCTGGCGATCGAGGTAGTCCTGCTGGATCACGATCCCGAGGTTCGGGTTCGCCTTGATGTGGCACGCGCGATCGACGAGCGGATCGTCGCCCTCGTCCAGGCTGCAGACGTACGCGAACAAGCGGTCGTCCTCCACGACGCCTTCGAGCATCTGCCGCGCGTGCTCATGGTGCTGCCAGCAGATCGACGTCCGATCGAAGCCCGCGTTGGTGATCCCGAGCGACAACGGCTGCCGGCGCCGCTTCATGCCGGCGCGCATCTTGTTGACGACCACCGCGTCCGCGTACTCGTGCATCTCGTCAAGGATCACGAAGTGCGGCCGCGGCCCCGACTTGCCGCGCTTCTCTTTCGACAGCGGCCGGAACCACGAATACGTCGACGGGCAGGCGAGGTTGTCTTTGCCGCGGCGGACCAGCTCGAGCAGCTCGGGCGAGGCCTCGACCATGCGATCGGCGTCGAGCCAGCAGATCCGCGCCTGCTCGATCCCGGTCGCGACCGAATACACCTCGGCCGCCTGCTCGCCGTCCATCGTCAGCCCGTAGAGGCCGATGCCGGCGCCGACGGGCGTCTTCGCGTTGCCCTTGCCCTCTTCGACGTACCCGTCGCGGAACCGCCGATACCCGTCGGGCATCTTCCACCCGAACAAGGACCCGACGATAAAGGCGTTCGCCGGCGTGAGCAGGAACGGCACCGCGTCCCCGTCCGCGTCGAGCGTATCGGGCAGACGCAGCACGTGTTCGAAAAACTCAATGATGTGATCGGCCGCGGCGGCGTGAAAGTAATACCCGCGCGGGTGCCCGACCTTCTGCGCCGCCGTGTAGCGATCGCGCAGATGGCGATCGCACGCCAGGCGCACGAACGGGCCGGCCACGGTTCGCCCGTTGTCCACGTCCTGCGCGTACCGATCAACGCGATGGCGGAACTTCATCGAGGCGCAGCCGGGCGACTTCGCGCCCACACGCCGGGAGGTAACACGTCAGGATCAACAACGGCCCCTCTTTGCGGGCGCGGAGCGGCGCCGTCGGATGACAGCGCGCGAGCAAGAACAGGACGGGCGACACATCGCCGCACAGATCGCAGCCAAACGAGTTGCGGGCGTCATCGCTCATCGTTTCACCCCGATCGGTCGGCGCAGGGCGAGCGCCTGGCGCTGCAACCGCGCCACCGTCGTTTCCCGCTCGCCGGCCGCCGGCAAGGGCCCGATCGTCTGCACGCGCGATCGGCTCGATGGTGTTAATCCCAACTCCGGCCACAACTGCCGGCACGCCGCGAGCGCCCGGGTCGCAATCGACAGATACGGGTTGGGAATTGGATACCCGCTCGGCGCCTGGATCACCATCCCGGCGCGTTTCACGTACGCCACGGCGTCGAGGTAGCGCGCCCATTCGAGACAGAGCGCCATCAGCGCGCTCCGATCGGCATCGGTAATGACGCGCACGATCCGCAGCATCGGCGCGAGCCGGGCCCACTCCGCGGCCGCGAGCGTGTTGTCGGCCAACTCGGGCGGCGGCACGTCGAACGCTTCGGTGGCGAGCGGCGGCTTGGGTTCATCGGGGTTGAACCGGCGTTTGCCCGGGTTCCCTTCGAGGCGACGCTGCGCCGTCGGTTTCGGT